GAAAACACTTGACAGCCGTTATTATAAATGTTATTATATAATTGCATTGAGGAAAAGGGCATAAAAAAAATAATCAAAAGGGGAGATAAAAAATGAATAATGGTGTAAAAAATGTTTTAGAAGATACTTTAGAGGGAATGGTTACAAAAGTTGATAACAATTTAAATCAACATCCAGCTGGACTGAATGGTTATGAATTGGAAGAAATGAAAGAAGAATTGGAATTATGTTTAGAGTTGGTAAAAAATGAATAAATGCAGAGAATGCAATAGTGAGTTAAAAATATTAGGAACAGGGTATTATGGTGATACAATAGAAGTGAGATGTAAAAAATGCGGGATAGAATATGAAGTAGAAATGGATGGATTAGGTATGGCCGGAATGGAATGGGTAATTGCAAAAGAAAAAGATATGATTGAAAAACAATAAAAAAGGGGAGATAAAAATGATTAAGAAAGCAAAAGCAAAAAATTTGGACTTGGAAAAAGGAGATAAAATTTATTTTAATGGTGACAGGGCAAATGCATCTGGTGTTGGCACTATTACTGAAATCAAAGATGATACTTATTACGAAAACGGTAAAGTGTATGAGGTAGAATTTGCAGACGGTCGCGAGATGAGCCTTGAAGGCTTTAATTTTAGCGACCACTACGCGGGGAATGGGTCGACACGATTTGTTGCTTATGTAGAATATATGAAGTGGAAAAGGGAAAGGATAATGAATTTTATCGGGGTCGAAGAGGGAGAGATGAATCAGGCAGTTGCTGAATTAATGGAACAGAAAAACTTTAAAAATATAAAAATTACTTATTATAAAGATGGTCTGAACGCCGTTGAATTAGAGAGGAAGGAAGAGGGCAGAGATAATTACTTTTTGATTGTTACTGATAAAGAGCTGAAAACTATTAAGAAAGGGCTTTAAAAATGGGCTGGTGCTGGGCATCACCGAAAACTGCCTCAAAAAAATCAATTGAGGGGTGTAAGAATGAAACTTCATGAGCTTACACAGGAGCAGAAAATGTCGATACTGGGTATAGATGAGGACAGGGATAAGGTTACATTTACTACGGTTGCGGTTTGCTCTTTTTGTGAGGGGGCTGCATCTCTCGCGGTAGATAAAAGAGTTTTTGGTGAAGAGTCAGGCGGGTGGATTCAGGATAAAGAGTTGGCTTATGAAGTATCGTTGGTCCATTACGGGCATAACTTAAAACAGTGGGGGAAAAGGGTTGCGAATAGAGAGTTTGTTCCCTACCCCTGTATTTGTGAATGCCCGGAAACAGGAGGAAGGCACAGGATTGAGGAAACCGATGATGATGGTATATCTAAGCAGTTTACCTGCGCTGATTGTGGGAAACGTGTGCGGAGGGGGTATAGATGATAAGGCTGAAAAAAAATAAAAAAAATAAATTATTTCGGGAAAACACTTGACAGGAGTTATTATAAATGTTATTATATAATTGTATTGAATAAAAGAACATAAAAACGAAAGGGGAGATAAAAATGACTACAAAGGTTGATGTTAAGAATGAGAGATATGTTTATTTTAAGGCGTGGCCGGTGCATATTAATCCGAAGGCGCATAAGTGCTGGGTTGGGAGAGTTGCTGGGTATGACCCGAACGAGAAGTATCCCGTCCAGCTTGATTGGCTGGATAAGGAGTGGCTTGATAATGAACAGCATTATGATGTCAGCAATTTAGTGCCGGGTGATTTCATAAAAGTTAATGCCGGCAGTCATAATAATAGTTATCCGCAGTATTTTATGATTGTGAATACTGCTGAGGATTATATTGAAATTAAAAAGATGGAAGAGAGCGAGGCGATAGCGGAGCTTGAAGAGGATAAAGATGGTATACAGGGGCTGAAAAAAGATGTCGCTCGATTGGTTGCAAGAAAGAATTTTGAGAGTGATGAAATAGGGCAGGAAAAACTCGAGGATATATTAAAAATACTGAATGAGGACAGGGCGTAAAAATATCTGCTGGGCATCAGAATAAACTGCCCAAAAAAAATAATTGAAAGGGGATAAAGATGGGAGAAAATAGAGGGGTTTTTGATAGAGAAAAAGGTTTTTTAAATTATGAAGCTTTATTTGCGCTTATAAAAGATGGTGGGAAGATGCTAGCGACTGACCTATGGTTTCACACCTCGAGGACGGTGGGGGCAGAAAGGCGGAAAGAAGAAGCGGAAAAGATTGCGAAGGATATAGCTTGGGAAGCGCAAAAAGAAGGCTCTTTCGATATAAAGGTTAGAGAAAGGGAAGAGCACTTTTCAATAACTTTTAAAAAGTTTGATGTTGATGTTTATATTTATTTTGTATCGGAACAAGCGAAGGAAGCGGAAAACGAAGATGAATAAATAGGGTTTAAAACTGTAAAGGAAGGGGGGGATTTTTTGGATATTACAGGGTTTGTTTTGCCGGTGGTTGTGCTTATATATTTGCTGGTTAGTTTGCTGAGAGGCGACTCTAAGTGGGATGGCGACCAGTTTACGGATACTAATAAATGGGGTTAATATTATAAGGGGGCGTTAAGATGGTATCAGCAAGAGAGGCGTTAAGAAAGGTTTATGGGGATAGTCGGAATTTTATATCTCCACGAATTATTGAGACGGGCTGGGTAGAGAAGGGGGAAGTTGCTTATGAGCTTTCATACGGGCTATTTCTCGATAAGCACGTGTTTGGAATTAGTGTAGTTAGGAAAGATAATGTCGGGGCTTGGCAGAAGGATACGGCGAAATCAACGTCTGTCTTTGATGCTGATATTAATACTGCCCGGGAAGAGATTGAGGAAGTTCTTGAAAGGCTGAAAAACTAATATTTTAGGGGGGTATGGGTATAGTGGAGGAAAATCAAGAATATAACTTAGAGAAGATAATATACGAGAGGTATGCGGAGTTGATGGGGCACTATCTGGACTCGGAAGATATTATTGCGATGATTGTTTTGAAAGAGCTTAAAAAGATTATAATAGCGAAGGAGAATAATATAGCAGTAAGTGATATTGATTACGGCAAAATAAGAAAAGAGCTTGATAGAGAGGGGGGGGAGTGAATGAATAAGCAGGATGAAGTGGAGGTATCGGTTGAGGGTCGCTGGATTTATGTCGATGCTCCGTATAAACTGAAAAACTTGTGTAAGCAGATTATTACCCGGCGCTGGGATAGTGGGAGTAAGAGGTGGAAATATCGAAAATCTCCGGCGGTAGCTCAGCAGATAAAAAAGAGGTTTGGCCGGCAGGGGGTGGAGCTGGAATATGATGCTGAGTTTGAAGAGTTTTTAGAATTAGCTGAGCAGGTAAAAAAAGCACATAGAGCGAAAGAGGCTGAGCCGGAGAATTTGCCGGAAATACCGAGGAAGGTTACTGTGCCTTGGGGGCATCAGAAACAGGCTTTTTGGTTTGCTTATCAGCTCCATGCGTGCGGTCTGTTTATGGATATGGGTACGGGGAAAACGAAGGTTGTGATTGACTTGATTAATAATCGCAACCACGAAAAAACTCTGGTAATATCCCCACTTTCAGTTGTCCCGGTGTGGGGGAATGAGGTGAAAAAGCACGCGGTTGATGAAATTAAAGTTGCTATGTTGAATGAAGGCTCTGTCGCCGATAAAATGAATTACTGCAAGCAGGAGCTGAGGAAAGCTGAGGCTCGAGGGCAGAAATTTATGGCGGTTATTAACTATGAGAGCAGTTGGCGTGAGCCTTTTGGCGACTGGGCGCTTGATGCCGGCTGGGATATGGTTGTCTGTGATGAGTCGCACAGGATTAAGAGTGCGGGGGCAAAATGCAGTCTATATGCCAGCAAGCTGGCGGATAGGGTTGATTATAGGGTGGCTCTCACCGGTACGCCGATGGCGAATGGTCCGTTAGATTTATACGGGCAGTATAGGTTTTTGGATAAGGGGGTTTTTGGCACGAGTTTTAATCGGTTTAAACAGCGGTATGCCGTTACTGGGGGGTACGGTGGGTATGAGGTAATTGATTATAAAAACGAGGCTGAATTAAACCGCAGGATGTTCTCACTGGCGTATAAGTGTGAGAGTGAGGAAGTGCTTGACCTGCCGGAGTCGGTAGATTTATATCGATATGTTCAGCTGAGTGATGATAATATGAAAACTTATAGCGAAATTAAAAATCAGTTTATTACTTTTTTAGACGAGCAGGGGGAGAAGGAGCTTACGGTGGTTAATGTTCTGAGTCAGTTGATGAGGTTACAGCAGTTGACTTCTGGTTTTTTGCCGGATGATGAGGGAGAAGTGCATGAGCTTGGTAGCGATAAGCTGGATTTGCTTGAAGAAGTGGTTGATGAAATTCCGGAAGGGAAAAAGATTGTCGTTTTTGCCCGCTTCAGGTATGACTTAGAGCTGATTAATAATCTGTTAACCGAGAAGGGTTATAAAGTTGCTGAAATATCTGGTCGGGAAAATGAGTATGAGGAGTTTTTTGATGGAAAGAAGGATGCTGTTGTGGCACAAATTCAGGCTGGAGGCGTTGGTATCGACCTTTCGCAGGCTTCACACGCTATCTATTATAGTATGGGCTTTAGTTTGAAAAACTATAAGCAATCGAGGGCCAGACTGCATAGGCCGGGGCAAGAGGATACAGTGAGGTTTATTCACCTTCTTGCGCGTGGCACTGTTGACGAGAAAATTCATGGGGCGCTGGAAGCTAAGCAGGAAATTATTGATTATATCATAGATGAGATTGCTGAAAAAATTGGAGAAAAATCTGCTAGAATACTTGACAGATAGAGCGAAATATATTATAATATTTATAAGGAAAAAGGGAGGAGGGAATAATTTTGGTAAATAAAAATAGCTTAAAAAATCCGTTAAGGGAGTATAGGGAACAGAATGATATAAGTCGAGATGAAGTGATGGAAAAGGTTGGCGTGTCTTATCAAACTATATATTTTTGGGAGCAGGGTAGAATGACCCCCGGAACTGATAATATGATTAGACTTTCTAATATGATGGGGGTTAGTTTTGAAGAATTGAGAAAGAGGTGGAAACAGTGGGAGCAATTCTCTGCTTAATAATATAATTTTAAGAAGGGGGGAAACAATGGAACAACTAAAAGGAATATTGGAGGAAATAGGGGAGAAAGAGGAGCTGAGGAAAAAAGATAGTTTTGTTTTGGCAGATATGCTGGCCGGGCTGGATTCTCAGAAGAGCAAACTTAAAAAGAAGCTGGATAATATTAAGGAGCAGAGGGAGAAAATCGAAGAAATTTTGATGGAGAAGATGAGCGAGAATGGTATCCAGAATATTAATGCCGGGGATAGGACTATATATATACACCGGCAGTATTGGGCTGGTGCTAAGAATGAGAGAGAGCAACTTGTTCAGGCTCTGAAAGATATAGGTATGCAGGATTACGTTAAGGAAAATTATAATACGCACTCTATTAGTGCGTGGGTGCGTGAGAGGATTGAAGAGTATGAGAATGAGAACGATACTGTTGTTGATGACCCGATAGAGATTTTACCTGAAGAATTGCAGGAAGAGATGAAAATATCTGAGAAGGTGCAACTGCGCTCTCGCAGGGCGTAGAGAATATAAATAATACCAAAAATGGGGGTAAAAAAAATGAGTGAAAAGAATTTGCCGGAGGAAATTGCTGACTTTCAAATCGTACAGATTGATATTAGACAGCTGGAGGAAGTCATTGAGGTTAATATTGGCGACGAGGGGATTTCTCGGTTTGACTTAGACCGCTTGAAAGTGCCGACGGGGGGTACAACTACTTGGTCTGTTCCGACTCTGGAGGGAGAGAAACAGCAGGAAGCCGTTGAAGGTATTGTCATTCACTGGAAAGATGTCCGGGCGTATTGGGCTGGCGATTATACAGGTAAGAATACTCCACCAGATTGTTACTCGGATGATGCAAAAATTGGGGTGGGCGACCCCGGAGGTAAATGTAAAGAATGCCCTTTTGCCGAGTGGGAGTCTGCTGAAGAGGGTGATGGGCAGGCTTGTAAGCAGATGAGAATATTGTTTTTGCTTAGAGAAAATAATATACTTCCGTTAGCTATTACTGCGCCTCCTACTTCCGTCGGTAATATTAAGAATTATTTTATGCGACTTGCGAGTAAGGGGATTGCTTTTTATGGTGCAATTACGCGCTTTGAGCTGGATAAGGCGATGAGCAGTGGAGGTATTGAGTATTCTGAGATAGTGCCGAGTTATGTTCAGAAGTTGACCGGTGATGCTCTGGATAAGATGAGAGAAGTGCGTGAGCAGATTAAACCGAAACTGGAGCAGGTTGACTTAGAGCCGGAGGGTGCTGGTGAGGTATATGAAGGTGATGCTTATGATATAACAGAGGATGATAGTGAAGAAGACTAAAAAGAATAAAGAAATTAATAGGCAGGGCGGTAATGGTTGATTGTCGCCCTGCTTTTTTTAGCTACATAAATAGAAGGGGGTATCTGTGTGCTTATACGAGAGCTTTTTGGGCAAAAACCGGAAGATTATTATATGTTAATCTGGACGTTACCGAATAAACGCAGTTATTGGGTGCAGAGTGTTGATGAGGTCGATGAGCTTAGAGAAGAGCTTGCAGGACAGCAGAACGTGTATTTTGGCGTGGGGTTAGTCGGGGAGGATTATGTAGAGGGGCTGTATAATCCACAGGCGAAAAGATGCCCTCAAGAGAAAATAGCGGGGATTGGAGGGCTTTGGGCTGATATAGATGTGCGGACTGGGGATATTCACGAGCAGGATAATCTGCCTCCCAGTAAGGAGAAAGCTATGGAGCTGATTGAGAGCGCGCCGTTTGAGCCTTCTTATATTATTGATAGCGGGAACGGGTATCAGTGCTGGTGGTTGTTCGAAGAGCTTTGGCTTCTTGATAATGAAGGGAAAAGGCAGGAGGCAAAAGAGTTAGTCAAATCGTGGACTTATACTTTGAGGGCGATTGCGGATGATAGGTTTGGCTGGGATATTGACTGCACTATTGATTTGAGCCGGGTGATGAGGTTGCCCGGAACAAAAAATATGAAAAATACACCGCCGAAAGATGTCGCTTTTGTCGAGGAGGAAGGGGTTAGATATAATAGATATTCTCTGCAGGAGCGCACTATTGACTTAGATTATATTGACGATACTTCATATCAGGTTGATGATGCTATTGAGTATGAAGTGGGGGAGCTTGTGCTTGACCCGCAGGCTGAGCCTCCGCAGGGGAAGTGGACTGCGTTAATGCAGAATCAGCCGAAGGTGGCTGAATCTTTCCGGCAGGAAAGGGATGATATTCAGGACCAGTCGGCGAGTGGGTATGATATGAGCCTTGCAAATTTTGCTGTGCAGGCTGATTGGAGCGACCAAGAGATAGTGAATCTATTAATAGCACACCGTAGGGAGAATAATGAGGATTTGAAGTTAAGGCAAGATTATTATGAGCGAACAATTAAGAAAGCTCGCTATAAGACTGCTAAGGAGCAGAGTGCTGATAGTCTGGATAATGTCGCTCACTTGGCTGAGAAGATGAAGGCTGAAGAGGGTGATGTTGATGAGCTGACGAGCAAGGAAGTGCGCAAGCACGTTTTGAAGCATATATCTAACCTGATGGATATTAAAATCAAGAGGTTTGTAAAATATACCAGCGACCCTCCGAAGTTTAAGCTGGAGACGAGTAAGGGGAGTACAATCATTGGCTCTGGAAGCTCTGTCTTATCTCAGAGCACTTTCCGGGGTAAGATTTTTGAGGCTACGAATACTTTAGTGCCGAAATTTAAGGGGGAGCAGTGGGATAAGATTGTGCAGGCTCTGGGGGTTTGTCTCGAGGAGGAAAGCATTGGAGATGCGGCGACGAACAAAGGTACAGCTAAACAATGGCTGGAGGATTATTTGAATGATAGGGCGCTCATGCAGTGGGGCTTGGATGATGAGGAAGGTATTGCGAGGTCGAAAAACCCGTTTAAAAAGGATGATTATATATACATTTTTGGCTCTGACTTTAGAAAGTGGCTGAGAGTATCTGAGATGGAAAAGATTAATGCGAAAGAGATGGGTACGATTTTGAAAAGTTATGGGTGCCAGCCGGAGAGGGTGAACGTTACGATAGCGGAAGAGAACACAACGCGTAGTGTGTGGCGACTGCCGGCTGGATTCCGGTAATAGATGTTATTAAGGGGGTATAGCATTGGCTTTAAGGGAAAACGATTTATCGGGCGTCAACGAATATAGGGTTTATGGTCCGCCCGGAACAGGGAAAACTACATTTTTATCCCGTCAGATTAATAAAGCTGTAAAAAAATACGGCTCTGATAGGATACTGGTGTCCTCTTTTACGAAGGCGGCCGCCGAGGAGCTGATTGGTCGCAATATTCCAATATCTGAGCGCAATATTGGCACTCTTCACGCTCACTGTTATCGCTCTTTAGGTCGCCCGGAGCTTGTTGTTGAGCATCTTGATGATTGGAATGATGAGCATCCGGATTTGAGGTTATCCGAGAGGGCGTATAGTGGGCTGAGGGATGATGAAATCAGTAAAGGTGAGGGAGTTACGAAGGGTGATGAGCAGTTAAGGAAACTCCAGATATATCGCGGGAAAATGGTTGATAAGAGCCTGTGGGAATCGTTTACGCAGTATTTTTATGAACGCTGGGAGGAGTGGAAGTCGGATAATCTGCTGTATGATTTTACTGACTTAATCGAGGTCGCTCTGGAGGATGAGCTTCCAGCTCCGTATGGTACGGAAATAGGCTTTTATGATGAGGTGCAGGATTTCACAAAGCTGGAGCTGAGTTTGGTGAGGCAGTGGGCGGAAGATATGGAGAGAATAATGATTGTGGGTGACGATGACCAGAATTTATATAGTTTTAAGGGTGCTACACCGGAGGCTTTTTTGAATCCTCCGGTGCCTGAGGAACAGGTGAAAGTTTTAGATAAGTCCTATCGAGTGCCGGAGGCTGTTAGAGAGTTAAGTCAGAAGTGGATTAAGCAAATCCCTGAAGATAAACGCAAGCAGAAGGAGTATAAGGCCTGCGACCGGGAGGGTGAAGTTAGATTTTTGCAGGGGGTTAATTATAATGCAACGCGTAAGCTGGTTGATGATTGCGAGGAATATTTGAAAGAGGATAAAGAGGTTATGTTCCTTACATCATGCAGTTATATGCTGGAGGGTATTATCGGCGAGCTGAGGGAGAGGGGAATACCTTACCATAATCCTTATGCCCGTAAGCGGGGCGACTGGAATCCTTTTTACAGTAATGGGATTACTGGTTGTGAGAAAATAATGATGTATTTTAAGCCGGTTAATGAATACTGGGGCGATAAAGCGAGGCTCTGGAATTGGCGGGATTTGTATCACTGGACGAAGCTATTAAAGTCGAAAGGGAATCTCAGGAGGGGGGCAAAAAAGAGGATAAAAGAAGAATATCAGAGGGTTAAAGAGGATTCTATTCCGGATGAGGCTTTAAGCATTGGTGATTTGCTGGAGCTGTTTACGGAAAAAGGGCTGGATGGTGCGCTTGATTGTGATATTGAATGGTTAGAGGAAAATATGCTGGGGTCGAAAAAAAAGAAAAGGTCGATACAATTTCCGATTAAAGTTTTGAAAGAGAGGGGGTTTGATGCTTTGCGGGAGTCTCCACAGGTTAAAATCGGCACAATTCACTCGGTAAAGGGCGGTGAGGCCGATGTGGTTTACCTGTTTCCTGATTTGTCTCCTGCGGGCAATAGAGAGTGGAGGTCGGGGAATATGGAGGAAAAGGCCTCGGTGATAAGACAGTTTTACGTTGGTATGACGCGCTGTAAAGAGGTCTTATGTTTTTGCAATGCAGTAAGCGAAAACGCAATATCAATAAGGAGGAGCTGGTTAAAATGAAAAAAAGGGGAAACGAGGAGAATTTTGAGGAGCTGGAAGGTATGCAGGGGCAAATACGCTGGATTTTTGATTTGTTTTTAAAACAGGCTGAGTTGCTCGAGGAATATGTTAGTGCAGGGCTGTTATCGGCGGATGTAGCGGGAAAGATTATGGAGGGTGTGATGTTAAAAGCCTTATCTGATGTCGAGCTATTTGAGCTGTATTCGCCGGCTCAGGGGTATAATGATTTTCGTTTTAACTATAAAAGGGAAGGGGAAGAGGTATAATGAAAATAAAAATCAATGATGATTTTGGGATTAAGACGGATGAGAGGAATGTTATTTTATGTGAGCTGGTCGATAAGGAAAATGGGGAGCAGGAGTTTAGGTCGATTAAGTATGCCCGCAAGATACATCAGATACTTGAAATATATAAAGACCACCGGTTGCGGACTGAGGAGGATATTACGAGCTTCGAGGAGGTCGCTGAGCTGGAGAAAAAGCTGAGCGCTGAAATCCAAGAGATTAAAGAAAAGCTGGGGGTGTGAGTATGGAGAAAAACTGGATAATCGAGGATAATAACTGGCAAAATTGTGAATATTATAACCCGTTTGGGGGTTGCACTAATAGTTATATAATTAGCCGATTTTGCCGAAAGAGAAGGTGCTGTTTAATTAAGACTGAGGATGAGAGCGTGGAGGGAGTGGATGATATTGCAGAAGGAAGATAGTCGGGAGGAGCGTTTTTCAGAATATACTGAGCAGGAGTTGATTGATAGGCAGGTTTGCCCGAAATGTTATGAGGGGTTAAGTGCGCAAACGGGGTGCTGGGTGTGTTTTAACTGCGGATTTTCGGTGTGTAGTTAATGAGGGGGGTTAGATATGGGCAGGAAGAAAAAGTGGACTAAAGAGCGGTTAGTACAGGTTTATGGGGAGGCTTGTGAGGAGGAAGGGTATTTGATTAGGCTGAAAGAGATGAAAAGAAGGGATGACCTTCCGACCCCTTGGGTGATGTATAAGTATTTTGATAGCGTTAAGGAGCTGAGGGTTGAGGCGGGGGTGGATGTGCCGAAAGCTGAGCCGGACAAGGGAAGAGAAATTCCGTTAGTGAAAAAATACGAAAAGATGTGTCGAGATTGTATGTTTTTCCCGAAAAGCTGTGAGCATGATGCTGAAGACTGCTATCAGCAGACTACGGATGATTACTGGGAGCTTATGGAGGTTGATTAATTATGTGGGGTGCCGTCTTTTTGATTTTTGTCGGTGGGGTTTTGGCCGGAGTTGTTATAACTATGAATTGCGATAAAAAGGGCGATTACTTTAGAAGGGGGGAAACTGAAGTGAAATATAATGGGCTTAATCAGAATTCAGAGCTTAGCATAAAAGAGTTAATCAAGTTGATTGAAGCTGATTTATATTTAGGTTTTGTTAATGCTGACGATAAAATTATTAAGACAGATAAAAAATTAGAGCCCGGTAAAGTATTTGAAGTTAAAAACACTTATTCTGAAAAGTTGCACCCTGTAATTGTTACTGAGGATTGTGTAGTTATCGTTGAAAGTAAGGGAATAATAATTAATGAGGGGGATGTTTTTAATCTTGATTTGAGGGCGTAAAAAAGAAGCTAATAATTATATTCAAACTGGTATAGTTAATGATTATATTTGTCGATATTATTTGTGTCCACCTAAAATTATTGAAAATACATTACAAAAATATGAAGAGGGGGTCTGTTATGAAAAAGGATAAGCTGTATAAGGTTACTGGCGGGCAATTTAAGGATATGATTATTAAGTATAAGGGTGAGCCTAGGAATGGGGCTGATATGTATGTATTCGGCAGGATATACAGCAATAATGGTGATGAGGAAGTCAGCAAAGGGGGAATGGTTGTGGTTAGAAAGAATGAGCTGGTTTCACTTGAGAAAATTAAGAAAGATTAAGGGATAAATTAATGGTTAAAGAAAAGGCGATTACGGATAAGATTCTGAACTATCTTAATTCTCTGGATAGGTGTGTGGCGTGGAAAACACATGGAGGGCGTTTTGAGAGTATGAAAGGAAAGCCGGATATTACCGGGGTTTTGGAGGGGCGCAGGTTTGATTTTGAAGTTAAAGCCCCGGGCAAAAATCCTACTAGGTTGCAGAAGGCTCAGATTAGAAAACTTCGAGAAGCTGGGAGCTGTGCGCATACGGTATATGACATTAATGAAGTAAAGCATTTTATTAATAATATGAGAACACTGGGGCAGGATATTTGTGGCAAAAGAGGTTGATTATGGTATATATTTCTATAATCTAGGGGGAAAAGAGGGGTTTTAATAATCTGACTAATATATACACGCGCGCGCGTAAGAGAAAGTAAAAACTGAGCAGTAATTATTTGATTATTAAGACCCCTCCACTTTACTGTTATGGTAAGGATTAGAGGGCAATAATTACTGATTATTGCTAATTATTTAAAATACTTATAACCACTGTTATGATAGGGCTTATCCACTCTATTTTAGTAATTATTATGCTTATCGGAACGAACAGGTGCTGCGTTTTTTTGAGAAAAAAGAAAAAATATACACGCGCGCGTGTATATAAAGGCTATTTGTTTATTGCGGATATAGTGGGGCTGATTTTGCGGAAGATATAGAATTGTGCTACAATAATCTTATAGGAGGGGAATTATGGAGCTTTACGATAAGGTTGAAAAGGTTGCGGTTGATGAGCTAATTCCTTATTATAATAACCCGAAAGAACACCCGGAGGAGCAGGTTGATAAAATTGCAAGCTCTATTAAGCACTATGGGTTTACACAGCCGATTGTTATTAGTGATGATAATGAAATAATAATAGGGCATGGCCGAGTTCAAGCCGGGAAAAAACTGGGGCTTGAAGAGGTGCCGGCGATTGTGAGGGATGATTTAACTGACGCTGAGATGAGGGCGCTGAGAATTGCGGATAATAAAGTTGCTGAAAGTGGCTGGGATATGGAAAGGCTTTCTGCTGAGCTGGAAGCGCTTGATGTGGAGGAGCTTGAGCTGGGGTTTGAAGTTGGAGCTGTCGAGGAAATTTTAGAGGATGAGATGGAACAGTCTATATATACTGATAAGGTGTCATCTCCGCAGTATAAGCCGATAGGTTATGAGCCGGAGATTGTTGATTTGATGGACACTGAGAGGTTTGAAAGTCTTTTGAAGAAGGTTGAGGATAGTGAGGTGGAGGAAAAAGAGAAGGAATTTTTAAGGATGGCGTGCTACCGGCACGTTATTTTTGATTATGAGGAGATTGCAGAATATTATTGTCATGCTGATAGTGAGATGCAGGAGCTTATGGAAGATTTGGCTTTGGTTATTATAGATTTTGAGAAGGCGATTGAGCAGGGTTTTGCTGAGTTCAACGAGAATGTTTTAGGGAAGAGGGCTGAGGAAGAGGCTGGGGATAATGATGAGGCTGGGGATAATGATGAGGGATGATTTTGGTATCTTTATTTTCAGCCACGGGAGAGCGGGAAGGGTTAATACGGTAAAGACGCTAGAGAAAAGTGGATATACTGGCAAATGGTATATCGTTGTTGATGATGAGGATGATGAGCTAGGTGATTATATCGCAGAATATGGCCGGGAGAAAATTATTGTTTTCAATAAGGATGAGGTCGCAGAGTGGATTGATAGGGGCGATAATTTCCGGAATAAAAATATTGTCCTTTATGCGAGGAATAAGAGCTGGGAATTGGCTGAAGAGCTGGGGCTGAAATATTTTATGCAGTTTGATGATGATTATACCGGCTTTTATTATAGGTTTAAGCCTAATTATCAATATGATAAGAAAGCTCCGAAGCTGGAGTGCTTGGATTTTCTTTTCAATGAGATGATTAAATTTCTTGAGAAGTCAGGTGCAACTACGGTAGCGTTATCTCAGGGCGGGGATTTTATCGGTGGTGAGGAATCGTCTTTTGCCGATAAGCCGAAGATTAAGAGGAAAGCTATGAATACGTTTTTGTGTTCTGTGGATAATCCTTTCTATTTTATGGGGTCTATAAACGAAGATGTAACGGCTTATGTTCGGCTTCAGCAGTTGGGGGAGCTTATGTTTACTGTTAATACTGCTAGTGTTGAGCAGAGGTCTACACAGCAGAGTGAGGGGGGCTTGACGGAGATTTACTTGGATAAGGGTACGTATGTTAAGAGTTTTTATACTATATTATATGCTCCCTCTTGTGTTCGGCTTACTTTGATGGGTAATAAGTATAAGAGGATACATCACTTGATTAAGTGGAGGAATGCTGTTCCGCAGATAGTCGATGAGAAACATAAAAAATAAGGAAAGGGCTTGATAGGTTATGGAGCTTTACGATAAGGTCGAGAGGGCAAAGGTTGATGAGCTAATTCCTTATTATAATAACCCGAAAGAGCATCCTGAGGAGCAGGTTGAAAAGATTGCAAGCTCAATTGAGCAGTATGGGTTTACTCAGCCTGTTGTTATTGCGGATGATAATGAAATAATAATAGGGCATGGGCGGGTAGAGGCCGCCAAAAAGTTAGGGCTTGAAGAAGTGCCAGCTATTGTGAGGGATGATTTGTCGCTTGAGGAAATGAAGGCTTTGCGGTTGGCTGATAATAAGATAGCAGAGAGTGGCTGGAATATGGAGCAGTTAGAGGTCGAGTTAGAAACGATAGATTTTGAGGAGCTTGAAACTGGGTTTGATGAGGGGGAGATTGGGGAGATTCTTGAAGAGATAGATTTTATAGATAACAGCCTTCAGGAAGATGACCGGGGAAGTCGGACTGGGGTTGGAAAGGGGAGTATGGTAGTTTCAATTGGAACTTTGAGCGAGGTTTTGGAATATGATTTAGTGCAAGAAGTTATGAATAAAATTGAGGAGAAGTTTGAAGAAGATAAAATAAGGCAGTTCATGGAGTGGTTTTTAAATGAAGGTTAAGGTTGTTGGTGGTGAGGGGTCTATTAATCTTTATTCTCTGGCAGTAATAGAGAATAAATTGAAAAAGGAAGGGGTCGAGCTGGTAGAGGATATTAGCAATGCTGATTTTCTTTTTTTGTCTGTCTGCGACCCTACGGAAATTTCTATGGTTAAAAAGGAGTCGGCTCAAGCGGAGGAGTTTTCTGTTCCTGTTGTTATGGGTGGATTTGAAAGTTTTTTTGCTATTCCATATTTTGCTTGGGTCGACTATGTTGTGGTGGGGGAGGGCTTTGATTTTTTTGAGGCTTTTGCAGAATCTCCAGAGAAGGCTTTTGCTTTGGATTGTGTTATGTCCTCGCCGGAAGATACTGTTTATCCTAATTATAATATCCACTTTAAGGAGATGCCCTTACTAAAGGTGCCGGGCCGAAATAGGTTTTATTATCTTGCGGGGAAAGGGTGTAAGGGGAAGTGTAAGTTTTGTGGCACATCTTGGGTTCAACCACATCAAGAAAATAGCAAGTATCGTGTAAAAAGAATTTTGCGGAAGGTAGAGGATAAGCCGTGGGGGAAAATAAATTTAATTTCCAACGATAGTGGTTTGGTTTATGAATCTAAAGCGATTAATGCGCAGAGTTGCAGGGTTAGTGATTATTTGCGAAGGCCTGATAGATATAAATCTAACATGCTTCATTTTGGAATTGAGGCTTGGACGGAGGGGAGGAGAAAAGAATGGGGGAAGCCGGTTTCTCCTAAGGAGATTATAGAGCTTTTAAAAAAGACAAAGGAAAAGAAGCAAGAGTGTGAGTTGTTTTTTATTGTTAGTTATAAAGACTGGAGCTTGGAAAAGGTTGAAAGGTTTGCGGAAGAGTGCCTTATTCCTGATGCTGATAAGTCGCCGAGGGTTTTTGTTAAGCTGACTTATTTCGACCCTGTTCCGCACACTCCTCTGGGGGATGAGAAGATAGAGCTAAGTTATTGCGACCCGGAAGAGGTTTTTAAAATTTTAAATAGCAGAAATAAAAGGGTTAGGGTCTTTCCTACTAGGTCTATGGCAAGAACTGCTTGGAGGGGTGTTTTTCATAGGTGTAAGCCAGAGGAGGCAAAGAGGCTGGGAGCTGAGCCGAGTGATACGAATAAAGCCGGGTCTTTTTCTGACTTTAAGGAACATTTACGAGCGGAGGGGCTGTTGTATAGGCTGGAAAAAACGAACGATTATTATGAGAATATAAAAGCGAGAATAAGTCTTTAATTTGTTAGTATATTCTTAGGTGGTGATTAATAATGGCACAATATCCGTGGGATGAAATTAAAACAAAATACGAAACTGGGAAATATAGTATAAGGCAGTTGGCTGATAAGTACGGGTTTAATGCCAGCTATGGCCGCCGTAAAGCTAAAGAAAATAACTGGGTTAAAGGAAAGAGTAGCAAAAAGGTAACAGAAAAAGTTAACAAAAAAGTAATTGAAGAAGAAGCAGAGAAAGAAGCAAAGCTCCGGCAGGAGTATGAAAAGATAATAACGAATATAAGGCGTGGAGCTTATCAGGCTTTGATGCAGGAGCAGAGTTTTGATAGGTTGAAACAGTTTAAGATTGCTTCCCAGATTATTCGCAATTGCAGGAAGGAGCAGTGGGAGGTTAACCAGATTACAGAAACTGCTGAGAAGGTAGAGCAGGAGCTTTATGGAAAAGGGGGTGGGCCAATTGAGTTTGACGGCGACCCAAAAGAAAGGCTCAAAAGAGCTATTAACAGAATTGCCGAAAGAGAGAAGGGAGAAAGCGATTGATAATTTGTCTGACGAGGAGGCTTTAAGCCTTCTGTATGATTGGGATTTCTGGGCGAGGGAGGGTCAGCTCCCTCCGCAGACTGACTGGCAAAACTGGTTGTTGCTTGCGGGGAGGGGGTATGGGAAAACTCGCACCGGAGCAGAGATGGTTAGAAAATGGGTTGATGAAGGAGTTAAAAGGATTGCTCTGGTTGCTGAAACCCCGGCTGATGCCCGCGATATAATGATAGAGGGGGAGAGTGGGCTGTTGAATATTTTTCCTCCTTGGAATGAGCCTCATTATGAATCATCTAAAAGGCGTATTACTTGGAATAGCGGAGCGATGGCGACTGTTTACTCTGGATATAAGCCCGACCAGCTGAGGGGGCCACAGCACGAGAAGGCGTGGGCTGATGAGCTTGCAAGCTGGAGGTATCCCCGGGAGACTTGGGATAATCTTATGTTCGGTATGCGTTTGGGTGAGAATCCACAGAGTGTTATTACTACCACCCCGCGCCCGTTATCTTTGCTGAAAGAGCTTATTGAAGATGAGGATACTGTGGTTACGAGAGGAACAACTTATGACAATATACAAAATTTACCAGAGCCTTTTTATAAGCGTATTATTAGTAAATATGAAGGTACTAGGCTGGGGAGGCAGGAGCTTTATGCGGAGATTCTGTCCGATAATCCCGGAGCATTGTGGAATTATGAGATTATTCAGCACGTAAAAACTCATCCATCTTTGAAGAGGATTGTGGTTGCTATTGACCCGGAGGCTGAGAATAATCCTAATTCTAGTGAGACGGGAATTGTAGCGGGAGGCGTTGGAGTTGATGGTTATGGTTATGTGCTGGCCGACAAGTCGGTAAAAGCAAGCCCTAACGGCTGGGCACAGCGAGCTGTTGATTTATATGATAGGTTAAGTGCGGACAGGATAGTTGGTGAGGTTAATCAGGGAGGAGAAATGGTTGAAGCCGTAATTCGCAGTGTTGACGGTGGGGGGAATATATCATACAATAAGGTTAGAGCATCTAGGGGGAAGAAAACGAGGGCTGAGCCGGTTGCAAGTTTGTATGAGCAGGGGAAGGTGTTTCATGTCGGGCAGTTTCCTGAGCTTGAAGACCAGCTAACCACTTGGGAGCCGGGCAAGAAAAGCCCTGACCGTTTGGATGCTCTCGTGTGGTTAATCACAGAGTTAATGCTTGGAGAAAAAGAATACGGAGATATTGGGGATATGGAAGCGGTTGGGCAGGCACGAGCAAGTTCAGCAAGTCAATGGTAAAGATTGGGGGTACGGTGTATGCCTGAGAGCATAGATAGCGAAGAGGCTTTAAGGGAATACGGAGCTGTTGGGTCTAGTAATGCTGGCAGTTATTCAGATGAATATCTGGCCGAGTTGCGCTGGCCTAAGAATATAGAAGTCTATGATAAGATGCGGAAGTCTGACGGGCAGGTAAAGGCGATGTTACTTGTGATGGAGCTTCCGATAAGGTCGACTGGGTGGTTTATTAAGCCGGCTTCTGAGGATGATAGAGATAAGGAAGTGGCTGAGTTTGTTAGCAATAACCTTTTTTCTGGGCCACCGGAAGGTTTAACACAGCATTTTGATGATTTTTTGAGGTTGGCGCTAACTATGTTACCGTTTGGGTATTCTGTTTTTGAGATAGTCTTCGATATTAAAGATGGAATGTATGAGTGGAAAAAGTTTGCTCACCGGCCTCAAAGGACTATCAGGGAATTTATATATGATGATGAGGGTGGGCCGGAAGCTATTGAGCAGGTTAAATATGGGCGCTCTTCGAGAGGTGTTGTGGAAATCCCTATCGAAAAGCTGATAATTTTTTCTAATAGGTTAGAGTCTGGCGATATGAGAGGCTCTTCGATATTGAGGAGTGCTTACAAGCATTGGAAAATAAAGGATTTCATCTACAAAATTCTGAATATTGGTATTGAGCGCAATCTGGTTGGCACTCCCGATATGGAGTTGCCCGAGGACCCTTCTGAGGCGGAGAAAAAGAAAGCTCGTGAGATTGTGCAGAATATTACCTCGGGGGAGAGCAGTGGGATTACTCGCCCGAAAGGGTTTGTCCTTGATATTTTTGAAGGTAAAAGAGGAATGATGGAAGTGCTTCCGTATATTGAGCATCATGACCAAGAGATGTCGAAGTCGATATTAGCACAATTTTTAAATCTGGGAGAAGGCTCGACTGGTAGTTATGCGCTGTCAAAAGACCAGTCGGATTTATTTTTAATGAGTTTAAATTCTACCGCGAAATATATTAAGCAGACTTTCAATAGTTATGCGATTCCACAGCTGGTTAATCTAAACTGGGGGAATGAGAATTTAGGAGGGTATCCTGAGCTGGATTATAATCCGATTTCTGCGAATGAGGCTTTACTTGATACGGTACATAAAATGGTTACTGGGCAGGTTGTCGCCCCAGATGATAATATAGAAGAGTGGGTTAGAGATATGCTCGAATTGCCGGAAAAGGCTGAAGAGGATGAGGTTGGAGAGGAAGGGGTTGAAGCCTCTGATTCTTCTTCTTATAATGTCGGGCTGGACTTGCAGGAGCATAAAGACCATGATGGTGATTGTGGTTGTGTTGATAATCTGCTTGAGCGTTATGAGAATAGGACTTTTGAAGAAGGTGAGAGGGTCTGGCGCAGAGATTTGACTGCGTGGGAGAAAGAGGTTAGTCTTGAGGAAATTGAACAGCAGTTTGATAGTGCTGAGGAGCTGTTTTTGGAGCAGGGTGATGAGATTACTCAAAAGCAGATTGAGGACTTGTTTAAGCGGATGCAGAAGCTGGTTGAAGCTGGAGAGCTTGATGAGATAGCAAAAATTCCGGTGAGGTATCGTGGAGAGTTTACTGATTTTCTGTCAAAACAGCAGAGGGATTTAATTGATTTTGGTAAAGAGCAGGCATCAGATGAGGTCGGGGTCGACCCGGAGGCAATCTCTGTTGACAATGAGAAAAGGAGGGCTGTTAATGCGAAGTCTGGGGTTGTTGCTGATAATATAGCTCAGAGGATTAAGACGGCGATGGCGTTAGACTGTTTAACTCGTTTGGAGCATGGAGAAACTGAGAAGTCTGCGCTTTATGGTGCGAGGCAGGCGGCAGAGGATAGAGCTGAGAGGGAGCTGAAAGGCTCTGCTTCTGCTACGGTTGGTGATGCGATTAATGATGGGAGGAGCTTAACTGCTGAGCAGACGAATGTAGAGCTGGCGCAGTTTTCTGCGATACTTGATGATTATGTGTGTGAGCTGTGCGAGTGGATGGACGGGATGATAATAAGGCTTGATAATCCTGATTATGATAGGTTTTCTCCGCTTATTCACTATCATTGTCGCTGTCTTTGGGTTTATATTGACCCGGAAGAAGAGCCTCAGCCTGAGCCTGACTGGGAGACACCACCGGACAGTTTGATAGAGGAGTTTGGCAATTTTGTTAGCTAAGTTAGCTAAGGAGGGGCAGAAATTATGAACGAAGATATAAGGGAAGTTATAAGGGCTGAGAACAGGAATTTTAAGCAGGTTTTGCGTAATATGGATTCTGGTATTGGGTCGGATGGTAATGCGTGGGAGGGTGGAGCTGTTGCGGAGGATGAGTTTTCCGAGGTTGTTTCAATAAGAGGTTATAAGAACGTTGCGGTTATGGGTATTCTGCAAAATGATGAGGCTCACAGTGCTAACTTAGATGTTTATGTCGGGCAGGATATTGAGCAATTTTATTATGCTTCTGAGCTGTCGGGTGAGGTTGTGTTTGAGGAAGTGCCGGACGCACCGGACTGGGATAGTGGTACGAATTATAAGGTCGGTGATATGGTTAAGCACGAGGTCGGTGGGGAGCTTAATATTTATACATGTATAAAAAATCACAGAGATGAAGAGCCGGGTTCTGCCGGTTATGAAGAGTTTTGGAGCTTGACTTTGGAAGATACTCAGGGGGAGGTTATTGAAGTTATTAGACTTTCTGAGGTAGTGCCGGCTAGGTTTATTCAGTTTCATCTGGTTGATGATAGTTTAGATTATTTAAAGCTGAGTGTGGTTGCAAAATTCTAAAGTGTAAGGGAGGCGATTACAATCCCTTTTGCTGGTTATGATGATTTTGAGGATTGCGTAAATGATAATCAAGATAAGGAAAACCCGGAGGCTTTTTGTGCTTATCTTCATTTTAAGTCAAAAGGTCAGTGGCCGGGGGAAGTACAGGGGGGTGAATTTGTGCCTTATACGAGCTTAGAAAATTTGCCAGAGCAGATTAGAAGGGTTTTGCCTGAGAAAGCTCAAAGATTGTTTATGGAAAAGTTTAACGAGGCTGTGAGAGATGAAGATACGGATACTTCTCGAGGGCAGGCGATGCGTATTGCTTGGGAAGCGATAAAAGAAGAAGGTTTTGGGAAAGGGGAGCTGTCTGGAATGTGGATTAAGGGTTTGCAGAATGAAGAGAATCAAATATCTGGGATGTTCAAATTTGATGAGGGGGATGTTAACGAAGTACAGATTTTGCGGACTGGGGAATGGGAGCATCCGCAGTATGGTGATATTACTATTACTGAGCAGGATATTGATTTGTTCATAAAGAGTTTTGAGGAGCGCGCTCGCCGGATAGACCTTGCTATCGACCAAGCTCATGAGCCGGATAAGGGGGCTGCGGGTTGGATTGAGGGGCTTCATAAAAGGCAGGAAAATGGGAGCGTAGGGCTTTATGCTGAAGTTGATTGGACTGACTTTGGCAGGGAGCTTATAGATGATAAGAGGTTTAAGTACATTAGCCCTGAGTTTAGATTTAACTATGAGGATGATGAGACGGGGGAGCTGTATGAGAATGTTTTGTTCGGTGCTGGGCTGACGAATAGGCCGTTCATTAAAGATATGGAGCCGATTATGATGAGTGAGGATGTGATTGAAGACATTCAAAAACAAGCTATTAAGCAGAAAGGAGATGCTGGTATGCAGGATGATTGTGTTGATGCGCTGAAGTTTTTGGCCGAGAAAACTGGAAAAACAGAAGAGCAGGTAAAAGAGCTTATGGAGTTTATCGAGGATAATGAAATTGGGGGTGTCGAAGATTTAAAAGAGTTTCAGTGGCGAGAGATGCCTGTCGGCTGGGATGTTAGCGCAGTCAGGCATTTTTATGATTCGCTAGGGGGGTATCAGGGTTGCGTTAATGAGATGTCGGGTCGGATAGATGAGCCGGAAGGTTTTTGTGGGCAGTTGGCGCACATGGTCGCTGGGCGAGTGGAGATGACTGAGGATGAAGATGAAGTTGATAATAAAAAAGGAGGTAATAGTGATATGGAGCTGGAAGAAGTTAAGAATGCGCTGGGTTTGGCTGAAGAGGCTGGGGAGGAAGAGGTTGTTAATGCGCTGGAAGATTTTAGCAAGCTGTATGATAAACTGGAGTTAAGTGAGGAAGCAGGGGCATCAGAAGCCCTGCAAAAAATAGATGAGCTGTCGACCAAGGCTGAAAAAGCTGTTGAGCTTGATGAAGAGAATACTCAGTTATCTGAGAGGGTGGCGAGTATAGAGCAGGAGATGCTCGAAGAAAAATGGGAAAATATTAAAAGTAAAGCTATGTCGGAAGGGAGAATGACTGCTGAGCAAGCTGAGGTCTTCAAGGAAAGGTATCTGGAGAATCCGGAGGCGACTAAAGAAATTATTAATACTTTGAAGCCTGTTGTCGAGATGGGTGAAAAGGGGTCTTCACAGGATGGAGGCTCACAAGGTCGCTCTGCTATTAACTCCTTTAGAAGTAAGGTTAAGGAGTTGCAAAGTGAACAGGGTATGGAATACTCTGAAGCGATGAAAGAAGTTAAGAAAGACAATCCTCAGCTTTGGGAGGAAGTACAGCAGGAAAGAGGTTAAATGTGTAAGCTGACTAAGTCTGGCCGAGAAGGATAATATTATAAGAAGGAGTGAAAAAAATGCCTGATATGACAGGACTTCAAGACGGGGCAATGGTCGCTAAGGCGGATGCTAACTTAGACCCCGAAGATGATTTGTATAAATTTGTTGAAATCACTGACGAGAGAGAGGTTGATACGCCCGATAGTGGCGGGGAAAGATGCTACGGGGTATTAAACTATATCTCTCCTGAGGGTGAAGATGATTCGGGCGTTACGCAGAGTGTGGGGCTGACTGTGTCTGGTATAAGCCGTGTAAGGTGTGGCTCTTCTGTCAGTATTTCTGCCGGGAATTTGCTCGAGGTAGAAGCTGGAGGCACTGTTGCTGAATACTCTGCTGGAAGTGCAAACGTTGCAGTTGCTATCGCCCGAGAGGATGGTAATGATGATGAGGTTATTTCTGCTCTGATTATTACGGGTGGAGATATGCTTGACGCTGGAGAATAATCGTTAGTCTAAAAATAAATTAAGGAGTGAGAAAAAATGCCTGGACAACCACATCCTGACGCTAGAATTGACCCGATTTTGACTGATTTAAGTATCGCATATCAAAATAATGTCTATATCTGGGAGAATGTTTTCCCGATAGTGCCGACCGAGGAAAAATCGGCTAGATATTATGTGTTCGACAAGTCTGAGTGGACGAGAGATGAAGCACAGAGAAGGGCCCCCGGTAATAGCTCTGAGGGTGGCGACTTCCCGCTGTCTGACGATAGGTATAATTGTGAAGAGAGGGCTTATCACACTAAGCTCCCCGATGAGTCAGCGGATACTGTTGGCGAAGATATTGACCTTGAGGAAGGTAAGGTCAACTTCGTTACAGAGAAAATTATGCTGAAAGCTGAGAGGGATATTGCGGACTTGGTTTTTGATGCTGGAAACTGGGATACTGTTGAAAATATCACGGATGCTGAGGATAGGTTTGACGATTATAATAATTCTGACCCGGTCGGTGTTTTTGAAGATAATATAGATGATGTAGAAAGTAAGACCGGACAGATGGTTAATACGATGGTGCTGGGGTCTGAGGTCTGGAGGTATTTGAAGCATCATCCTCAGATTCTTGACCGGATGGCAGTTGATAATCTCCGGACTGCGACTATTGATACTCTGTCTGCTATTCTGGAAATCGATAATATTCTGGTGGGCAGAGCGAGAGTGAATAATGCTAAGCGTGGCGCTGACGATAATTTCGAGAGAGTCTGGGGCAAACACTGCTGGTTAGGGCATGTCGCTGATAATCCCGGGCCACAAATCCCCTCTGCTGGTTATACCTTTATCTGGCCGAGAGAAGGGCAGATAAGAGGGGTAAGGCGCTGGAGAGATGAAGATACTCACAGCGATAAGATAGAGGCTTTCCAGTCGGATGATAAGAAAGTTACTGGCTCTGACTTGGGGGCTTTTATACAGAACGCAATATCTTAATTTAGGTGCTGAGCTGAGAGCTAAGGAGGGGAGTTAATCCCCTCCTTAATTTAAAAATTAAAGGGAGGATAAAAAAATGGCCTTTAAAGGAGCGACCCAACGATTTCGGAGGATGCTGGCGAATAAAGTTGCTGCGATTGAGGGATTAAGTGTCGGGGGGACGGATGATGAGAATGAAATAATGGAAATTATAAATGGTGAGCAGGAAATCTCTGGTGATATTACGGTAAGCGCTGAGGATACTGCTCAGGAAACATTTTCTATTGACGGTATAGATGAAGGGGATATTCCTGCGGTAGATTTTGAGGCTGATATTGACGAGCTTCAGATTACTGCTTCCGTTACTGGTGAAGATGAGCTGACTGTTAATTTTTATAATGATACGGGTGTGGAGATTGTTCTTGGAGATGGTACGGAGATATTCTATCAAATTTTTGTCTTATAGAAAGGGGGTAAAAGATGGGTTATTATATTATTAATGACCCGCGGTATGCTGTTCGCTCTGGGGGGAGGCGTTATGAATATCGAGATAAAATCTCAAAGGATATTGCTGAGCAGATTCCGGATGAGGTTGTAGCCTATATCGAGGAGGAAGGCGAAGAGGCTTCTGCTGAGGAGCAGGAGCAGGAGGGAAATGAGCTTGGTTTGTCTGCAGAAGAGCTGGAGGGTATGCTTGAATATAGCGGGGGTGGCTGGTATGAGTTGCCGGATGGTGAAAATGAAAGGCCGAAAGAAAAGGCGATAGAGGTTTTAAAGGAGAAAATAAGGGAAGGCACAATCTCTGTTGAAAGAGAGGAGTAATTTATGCCTTACGCCAGTATTTCAGATGTGCAAAATTTAATTAAGTGGACTACCTTTACTCACACATCTACGGTTACCAGACAGCAAATTAGCCGGGAGCTTGAGAACGCTGATGCTGAGATTAACAGCCGGATTGGACGGCTGTATCAGGTGCCTGTGGAGGATGAGAATGATAGGAAACTTCTGGCATATATTTCTGCTAGGCTGACTGCGTATGAGATTGCGAAGATACTTGTTGCTCAGGCGGGTGGGGAGTTGCCGGAGGTAGTTGTGCAGTGGAAAAACAGTGCTGAGGGAAGGCTTGGAAAAATAATAAACGAAGAGCTGGTGTTGCAAAAGACTGATACCCGTATGGAGAGGGCTGATGGTTTGTCTTCTGGGATGAAGGGGAAAGAGCCTGTCTGGAAAAAGGGGGTTGACCAATGGTAAGAGTGAATATGGAGTTTGAGGTTGATGGAGAAAAGCAATTGTCGCGCTTTTTTGAACACGCCTCTGACGAAATCCCTGATTTTACAGGCACTTTTCTGGATTGGGCAGAAGATTTTAGGAGGACACAGCACAGCGTTTTCGTTAATGAGGGTGCTTTTGAAGGCAGGGGCCGGTGGGAAGAGCTGAGCCCTGATTATAGGGAGTGGAAAGAGCTTCATTATCCGGGCAGAACGATTTTGCAGAGGACGGATAGGCTCTGGAATTCTCTGACTGGTGAAGGACATACCGACCATATTTTTGAGTATGATGAGTCGGAGTTTAAGATAGGTACGGCTGTTCCCTATGCCACTTTTCATCAGGACGGCACTCCGAATATGCCACAGAGGAAGATAATAGAGCTGACGCAACCGCAGAGGAAAAGGTGGGTGCAGATATGCCGGAAGCAGACTTGGGGCCGGCTTGTTAACGGTGCTGACTTGCACGATTTAGCGACGAGAAGGAGTTAGTATATGAGTATAGAGCAAGCTATAAATCGAGCAAAACTTATATTAGATGAGGGCAACTCTGAGCTGTTAGAAGAGAATGACCCGGTTAATCTCGAGGAAGTTTTGGAGGAGATTGATTCAGAAGAGGGTTTTGATATTGTTACTCCTCCGCCGAAGCAATTTTTAGTTGGAAGTTACTTAGGGCGGGAGGAGGTTTTGGCAGAAATCCCTTGTGTAACGGTTGAAGCGCGTAATACACCGGAGGGAGAGACGGAGTCTGGGTATTATATCAAACAGCATTCTTTCTGGGTTTATGCGTGGGTTGCGGAGGTTGACATTGAGATTATGCACAGGTATATGATGCGTTATGCGGAAGGGCTTGGGAAAATAATATCGGATATAAGACGATGGGGGAATAATTGGTTTGACGCTGGGGTAAATAATACTATGTATACAGATGTTTTTCAGGCAGACCATCGGATGGTTCAGGGGTGCCGAGTGGAGGCTCGTGTTAGTGAGGTTTTTGAAGATACAGTATAATTAAGGAGGTAGTAAGATGGTTGCAGAGAAGAAGGTTTTGAATAATATTGAGGTCGGCTCTGGTGTATTAGAGATTGAAAGGGATGGGCGGACTTATTCTTTTGAGGCCAGTGAGGATGGAGGGACGCTGTCGATAGCACGAGAGGTTGAATTTATTGAGGTTGATGAGGTTGTGGGGAGAGTGGCTGCGTATATTACTGGCGAGGAAGCCAGTTTTCAACTTAACTCACTGGAGGTTGATGTAGAGCTTTTGCGTGAAGCTATCGGGCAGGGTACGATTGAAACTGTTGAAGTTAATGGGCAGAATGAGAGGGTGCTGACTTTCGGTGGCTCTTCTGAGGTTAGCGTTTCTAAGTTGACTTATACTGTTCCTCGGAGAGTTAATCGTGATTTGAATCTTATTATTGAGCTGAATAAAGTTGTCTCAGTATCGGATATTGAGGCTCAGCAAACTAAGCAAGACCCTACTTCTTATCCGGTTGTTTTTGAAGCTATGAATGATATGAGCAAAGAAGAGGGCGCTCGTCTTGGGAAAATCATCAAAGAGGTATCTGAGGATGAGCTGGAGGAGGCTTTTTATTCGGTTAATATTAACGAAGAGAATAGTGATGATGAGGTCGCCCAGAATAGTGAGCTGACTGTTGTTACGGATATTATTAATACCGGGGAGCTTGATGGTGAGCAAGATATTACGATGGACTTCGGAGATGATGAGGGTGTCGCAGAGGAGCTGGGCTTTGTGGTCGAAGCTGGCGGGGAGGAAGAGCTTACTCTGACTTATTCCGTTCCGTCGGATGCTGAGGTTGGAGAAACTGAGGTTACTGTTCACTCGGAAGACGATAGCGATAGTTATATGGTTATGGTTAATGAGGGTTAATGAGGAAATCTAAAATATAAAATATAAGGGGGCGATTTTTTGGGAGAAACAACTGATATAGAAAAGTTAACACGCGAGGGTAAGGTTTTTGAAAAAAATGGGGAGCAGATTGAGGTTAAGCCTATGGTTATAGCTGATTCCGACGAATTCAAGAAGAAGGTCGGGCAGACTCTCAGGGAAATAATTGAGCAGTATGAGGATGAAAACTGGCAGGAGCTAATTGAAATAATCGATAATATTCTGGGAGATGAGCTTTTAGAGCTGTCGAAGGTGGCTTGTGAAGACCTCAGGAGGCTGGGGGATGACTGGATTAAGAAGAATCTTACACTTGCTGATTTGCAGACTATTCTTGCTGAGGTTATAAAGCGCAACTTCCCGTGGGTTAGGCAAGCGATAGAATTGGGCCAATTGGGAAAGTTGCAGGAGGAAATCTCGAGGAGGGCAAATCAATAGGGCAGGTGAGGGCTGAGGTTTATGATGTTTTTATGCGTCGATATTCTGCTTATACTATTAAGAAAATAGAGAATGAGCTTACTTGGGAGCAGGTTTTGTTGATGCTGGAAACTGCCCGCAAAAAGCAGGAGGGAGAGCAGAGGGGGAGTAACTCCGGGGGTAATAACTTAGGGTATAATAGTAATATAGATGTCCACAATTACGATATTCAGGATATAGCAGAAGGTAAAGCAGAAATCTCCGGGCTTAATCTGGAGCAGAGGAAGGTGGAGAAATCCGGTGGCTGATATTCTAGGAAATTTAGTTATGAGAATAAAAGGTGATGCCTCGGAGGGTAAGGAAGCGATAGATAGCACTCAGTCGGGCATTAAAGGGCTTATTTCGCCGGCTAATCTTGCGAAAGGTGCTGTGATGGGTGTAGCGGGTGGGATTGCCCATATGGGCAATCAAATGGTGCCTCTTAATCAGGCTTTAGACCGTACGGCTGGTCTGGTGGATATGAATTCGGATGAGTTGCGCGACTTAGCTGGTGAGCTGACGGATGTTACTTTTCCACTCGAAGAAGTTACTGAGGGCATGGAGATGTTAGCGCAGAGAGGTGTGGAGAGTGAAGAGCAGATGCGTGCTTTACTTCCCACTCTGGATACTTTGGCAGATGCTCTGGATACTGACGTTTCGTATGCGGTAGAGCAGGCAGATAGTTTTATGAAAGCTATGGGGATGTCGATTGAGGATTTTGATGAGGATAGCGCTGAGTTAATTCACACGCTAGAAACTTTGACTGACGATGGGATACAGCCGTTGGAGAGATTAATGCGTCAAGCGAGTGATGAATTTCACGAGCTGGACTTAGGGGCTGATGAGCTGGCAACTACAATGGTCGCTTTAGACCGGAATACTATGTCTTCGCGTGAAGCTACGCAAGCGATGAGGGATGCTGTTGAAGAGGCTGAGGGCGACCAAGATAAATTTAGGAGGTTAATAAAGCAGACTACCGGTGATTTAAATGAGTATTCTGAGCGTGTTGAGAGGGCAAACGGTACGATGGAAGAAAACGCCGAGATTAATGAGCGCAGTAATACTATTTTAGATAAGGCTCGTCAGCGAGTGCAGGAGGTTGCTTTTCAGTATGGGGAGCAACTGGAAGCTGTTCGGGAGTGGTCTGCCGGACTGGCAATGTCTATGCCGTTCATTGGGAAAGTTATAACCGGGATGAGGACGATGGGGTCTGCGATAACTGGGAATTTACTTCCGGCTTTGAAGGCGAAGGCTGGGGTTATTACTGGTACGGTAATTCCGGCTCTAAAAGCTAAGGCGGCAGTTATAACGGCTTCAGTCATTCCAGCTTTAAAAGGTCTAACAGCTTCTTTGGTTGCGATAGCTTCACCGATTGCGGCAGTTATAGCGGTAGTGGGTGCTTTAATTGCTATATGGGTTTTGTTCGGTGATGAGATAAGAGCTGTAATGGGTCATATATACGATAATGTAATAGGGCCGTGGCAGGATATTTTTGACTTTCTTTCTGGTATAGATTTATATGATATGGGCGTAAATATTATTAGCTCTTTGGCCGATGGAATTGCAGGCTCAGCTCGCCAGATTTATGACACAGTAACGGATATTTTGGGCGGTATGAGAGATAGGATTAAAGGCTTTTTTGGCATTAGGTCGCCGGCGAGGTTGATGATTGAGTATGGTGAGAATATTACCGAAGGGCTTGAAGAGGGCATGCTGGGGCGAGTGCCTCAGCTTCAATCTGCGACTGCTGAGACGGGAGAAGCTGTTGTGCGAGAGCTTGGTGGGCAAAGAGGGTCTGGAGGAGGAGGGGGCGGAAGTGATGGAGGCAGAAGTGCGCCACTTTTGAGTATTCAAAATATGTATGTGCGGGACGATGAGGATATTGACAGGTTGGCGAGAAAGATTAATCGACTCCGCAAAAAGCAGGATAGGAGGCCGGTGCTATGAGGGAGATAACTTTCGCTGGTTATAATCTTAACGAGGAAATAGATAAATTATATACGGTTGATGTGGATAAGCCTCTGGTAGCACCGAAAAGCTCTAATAAGGCTGAAATTCCGGGTAAAGATTTTGCCTATAATTTTGGGAATAACTATAAGCAGGATTTCGATATTACTGTCGATTTTGTTTTAGTGCCGGGGGAGGAAACTTCTCTGGGGGATGAAGAGGAAGCTCTGGCAGATATACTGGATACTGAGGGGGCAGAAAGTTTGGAAATATCTGGCTCGGAAAGGGAATATGAGGCACAGGTGGTCGATGAAATTATTCCTGAGCGCGACCAGTACGGTCAAATATCTAGAATAACTGTTATCTTCGAGTGCAGGGAGAGTGAGAATAGTGGTTGATGAATTTGCGTTTTGGGATGGAGCGCCACTTGAAAATATCGTATCAGCCCGGGAGGATAAAGAGCTGGGTGGAAACTGGTCTATTGATATAAGTTTAGTTTATAATACTGCGCCGTCCGGGATGTCGGTGGAGGATGAGGTTGTTATTAATCATGATGCTGTCGCTGACAGCTCTTTTTTTATAACGAATATGGGGGAGAGGCGCGAGTGGGAAGAAAAGTTTTTAGATTTGACGATTTCTAATAATGTTTTTAGGCTTGAGGGTGAGGTTATAAAAGAAGAATATACTTATTTTGGCAATATTGTGGAGCAGGTTGAAAGGATGCTGGAATATCAGGAGGGGGAAAGTTTTCAGGTAGAGGTTGAGCCTTCAATGTCGCAGTCTGATATAGATGAATTTCTTGATATTACTTCTGAGCTGGAGTTGGGGCCTGAGAAGATGTATAGAGGATTTAAATACATTCTCAGGCAGTATTACGCCCGTTTTAGGGGTGAGGGTAATGTAATATACTTAATGCCGGAAACACACCTTAAATCGACCACACTTAGCTTTGAGTATGGGTTGAATAATGAGGATATAAGCCGGGAGTATGATTATGAGCGTGTGGTCGGAACGCTGGTTGCTGAAGCTTGGCTAAGGGGAGCGGTGGTTGATGGTGTTATTGACCCGACAGTTATAAAAGAATATGGGTCTGGCACACCGGTGAGATATAAAGACTTCGGGACTTTCAGCCACGAGGGGGCTTTGGATAAGGTTGCGAATGAGTATCTTTCTGAGCATATAACTCCGGAAGCTGAATATACGATGTCGGCGCTTGACTTGCTGAGAATGAATGAGGAGGATAGGCCGGATTATCCTGCTGTCGAGCTTGATGTGGGGCAGGGGGTTGGGGTTGTTGATGATGAATTGGGTATAGATAATACGCTGAAAGTGCAGAGGATTTCTCGTTCTTTAATTGAGCCGTCTGAGTTAATGAGTCTTACCGTAGGGGAAATAAGGGAGGGCCATCTGCAGGAATTTAAGGATGAGGTTATTTCTACGAAGAAGGAACAGGAGAGAAGGCAACCGAGGTTATATACCAGCACAGACCCGACTCACGAGCCTGACCCGGAGAAAGGAAAGGATGGGGATGTGTTTGTAAGGCCGGAGGGTGGTGACCTATAAATGCCGATAGAATACGGGCAAACGCCGAAATATGATGAGTTCCTAGAAACTCTTAAAGAGCAGGCAGAATATGATGTGGTGCAATTTGAAGTCCACGAGGAGT